AAGCTACTACTCTTTATATAATACAGTGAGACATATTAAAAAACAAATAAATGAAAGTAGGGACTTTATTAGAGAAGATATTTAAGGCTATTGGTATACAGTGGATAGTAAAAAAGATATGGGGAGAGGACTGTGGCTGTGAAGATAGAAGAGATAAACTAGATAATTATTTTAATAGAAAATGAACTTAGAACAATACACTAACTGGAATAACTTTAGAGAGAAAGAAACTAACAAAGTTACTGCTAAAGAGTTTGAGATGATAGCTAGATACTATTCAGATGTATTTAGAAAAAAGTATCAGAAACCATCTTGCACCTCTTGCAATTTTAAAACATACCAAAGATGGATTAATGAACTAAACCAGCACTTTGAAAGTATAGAAAAACCAACTGAATGAATATAGAAAAATACGAGAGATCCTTAATAAGCTTACTAAATTTAGATGGATGGAATCTAGAATGGTGTGGCAATGAGAATACTTTCTATGATGCTCGTGGATTTACACCAAAGGGTTTTAAGGCTGTTGTAGAGATTAAATGTAGAAATAAGTACTACGATACCAAATTGATAGAAAAAGCCAAATACGATAGGCTAATGGGCTTAGAGGAGGATGTAGTTAAAATATACTTTGTTAATGATCCTAAAGGGAATTACTTGTACTGGTTGAATAAAATAGAGATGCCTACTATGGAGGAGTCTAACTGTCCTAAAACTACTATGTGGGACAAAAGCAAAGTAAAAAAAGAAGTATATATGTTAAAAGAGTCTCAAGCTTCAGTGATAAATAGGTATGAAGAGGATGAGCCTAGAGTATGGGATGAGTACTTTAAAAAGAAATAATTGTTAATTAATTTGGAAAGTTATAAACAATTTTGTAGTATTGTAAGGAATTTAATAATGATAACAAGTGAACATACTAGAAAAACAACTATTCGAGGCAAACTTTGAAGCAGTAGCTAATCAGTTTGTTAAGTGGAAAGAGGCTAAGCCAGACAACAAAACACTAGATTCTTTAGCTCAATGTCTTTATGAAATGTATATCTATACTAACAATATGGAGATGAACAATATGGTTTTAGAGAAGCAGCTAAAGAAACTAAGAGACGATAACTTTAACTTAAGATTGAATGATGACAGAAGTAAAGCTAAATGATGTAACCCTATGGGTAGAGTATAATTTTTATGATGGAGAGAAGCAGACTAATGATTATGTAGGCTCAGCTCCAGATGTAGATTTATTCTCAATATTCGTAGGTACTCAAGACATCTACAACTTACTAGATGCAAATCAATTAGAAGAGATAAAAGAATTATTAATTAAACAACACATAGAACAATGAAGCACAAAGTATTAAGTACTGGATTACACTGTATTACTAACAGTAAGGGTAGAGTTTATGTCTTTACCGATAAAGAGTATCAGCATATGAGCTGGTGGCAATCTGTAAGATTACGTTATGAGATTTAGACTGCCGAAACCAATTAGAGATTGGATAAGATCTAAACAAGTAGTAGAGAATTGGATAGAAGTATCTGAGTGCTGTTATGCAAATAGATGGATGAACACTGATGTATGTGAAGAGTGTAAAGAGCATACTGATTTTATGGAAGTAAGGGTATGATTATAGTAGGATTATTAATTGCTTTAGGACTATTTTTTATAGTAGTAGAGCTTAAACGTTTAGAGAAATGAAATTCGATTTAAAGATTAACTATTTAGGAAAGAAAGAAAAAAGAGGGGATACAGAAAAAGATATGTATCATCTATCCTTTAAGACTTATAATGCTGAGATCAGTGGTAAGTTTGAGAGAAGTGAGATAAGACATCTCATCCAACAACTAGACAATGCTATTATATAGGAATGAAGAAGAATAAACTAAATCAAGTACAAAGAATAGCTAGACTAGAGAGGCTCGTTACTGAGATGTATCTTAAGGTAGAAGCTTTTAAAGTAAGGGTAGAACAATTAGAAAATAAATATGAAGATAAAACTACTGGATAACACTATCCACGAACAAAGTGAATTAATAGACAATGCTTATTCAGATGAGTTTTACTATGGCTACTTAGGTAAAGCAGCCTTCTCATCTAGTAATTTAAAGCTACTACTAGATAGCCCTAAGAGCTATCACTACGCTATGACCTACGGAAACGAGTCAAGCTCTCAAGCCCTTAGAGATGGGTGGTTATTCCATACCTACCTCCTAGAGCCAGAGAAGCTAGAGGATATTGTATTTGTGGATGTGCAGAGTAAGAATACTAAAAAGTTTAAAGAGGCTAAAGCAGAGTATCCAGATGTGTTTACAGCTAAAGAAAGAAATGACTGTGAGAGGCTAGTAGATGCAATGAGTAAAAACTCTAGAGCTATGGAGCTGATGAGAGATAGCAGAACAGAAATACCAGCAGTAGATACACTTTTTGGTTATCCGTTTAGAGCAAAAGCAGACATCCTAAAAAACTCTGGAGGTATAGTAGATTTAAAAACAACTATAGATGTAAAGAACTTTAATAGATCAGCCTATAAGTTTCGTTACTTTTTACAAGTGTATATTTACTGTGAGCTTTTTAAGTGTAGCTATAAGGACTTTAAATTTCTATGTATAGACAAGAAGAATCTAGACATAGCTGTATGGGATGTAAGCAAAGAGTTTTATGAAGTAGGAGAGGAGCAAGTACAAAGAGCCTTAGAAACATATGAGGAGTACAAAACAGAAGGATTTGATGTTAATGATTTTACAATTACTGGTACACTATGACAAAAGAACAACTAAAGGAAGAGAGACAAAAGAGAAGAGAAATAGATCTAAATTATATTAGAGATAGAATACTATTTTATATAGGACTAGATGTAAAAGAAAACACTAGAGAAAGAGACTATGTATACGCTAGGATGGTATTCTGTAAGATAATGAGAGACGAGTATAAAATGACCTTTAACGTAATAGGCAAATACTTAGGTAGATCACACTGCACTATGGTACACTATATGAGAAACTTTGATACTATTGAGAAGTACGAGTATAGCTTTAATAAAGTATACCAATACATACTATTAGAGATGGAGTCTGAACAGATATTCATAGGAAAGAAACCAAGAGGAGAGAAGCGAGATATAGACAAAGACATACTAAAGGTAAGAGATGCTATACAAGATGCAGTAGAAGCGTTACAAATAAATTAAATAACTCGTTATATTAGTAAAGGATAACTATGGCTTATAAAACAGAGGACTTAAGAAGAGACTGCCTAAAAGCAATCAAAGAAAAAAAACTTATCTTTATAGGAGATATATTTGGCTACACCGCCTTCAGTAAAAGAGCTTTCTATGATCATAAACTGCAAGAATGTAACGACATAAAAAGGGCTTTAGAAACTAATAGAGTTAATATGAAAGTTGATATGAGAGCTAAGTGGTACGAGTCAGATAATCCTACGCTGCAAATAGGACTGATGAAACTAATAGCAGATGATGAGGAAGCACACAGACTAAACGGAACAAAGAGAGAAATTAAACACGATACAACAGACAAAGAGATAAACATAAAGATTCATAGATAGTGGATGTAAATGTCAATGTAGTATTTGAGCATCTTTTAGATAGTCAGAAAAAAATAGTAGTAGAGCAAGGGGGGACTAGGTCTGGTAAGACTTATAACATTTTGCTCTTTATTATATTCCACTATTGCCAAAGTCATACTGGTAAGACTATCACTATATGTCGTAAGACCTTCCCAGCTTTAAGGTCATCAGTAATGAGGGACTTCATAGATATACTTAAGATTCATAATAAGTACGATGAAGCAAACCACAACAAAAGCAACAGCGAGTATAAGCTAGATGGAAACCTAATAGAGTTTATTAGTGTAGATCAGCCACAAAAGATTAGAGGTCGTAAGCGTGAGTTTCTGTTTATTAATGAGGCTAATGAGTTAGACTATGAGGACTGGCAGCAGCTCGTATTTAGAACAACTGAAAGAATAGTAATTGACTTTAACCCTTCAGACTTCTATCACTGGATATATGACAAGGTTATCCCTAGAGAAGATGTAGAGTTTTTTAAGACTACCTATTTAGATAATAAGTTTCTAGATGCTAGTATCATTGATGAGATAGAGAGGCTAAAAGAAACAGATGAACACTACTGGAGAATATACGGACTAGGAGAGAGAGGGTATAGTAAAGCAACTATCTTTAAATACTATGAGACTGACAATGTACCATCTGATGCAGAGTTTGTGAGTTACGGATTAGATTACGGATACACGAATGATCCTACAGCTATGGTAGGGGTTTGGAAGCGAGGCTATGACTTATACATAAAAGAATGTATCTACCAAACTATGATGACTGGAAGAGACATACACCAGAAGCTTAAAGAGCTAGGAGTAGAGAGAGACTTAATATATGCTGACTCAGCAGAGCCGAGACTAAATGAAGAGCTGAGAAGAATGGGCTGGAATATAAGACCTAGTGTAAAGGGTAAGGATTCTATTAATGCTGGAATAGACTTACTAAAGAGATTTAAAATAAACATCACTAAAGATAGTAATAACGCTATACAAGAGTTTAGAGACTATAAGTGGTTAGAGGATAAAAGTGGAAAGCTTACTAATAAACCAGAGCCAAAGAATGATCACTTAATTGACAGTACGAGATACGCTTGTTACTCTATTATGAGTCAGCCTAACTTTGGTAAGTACGCAATCCGTTAAAACACATAAATTTTACGTTATATTATTATGAAGCTAAAACTAACAGTGCCTAATGATTTAGGAGAGATAAAGCTATCAGACTACGTTAAGTATCTGAAAGTATTAGAAGTGAATGAAGATGATGCCTACAGTGATGTATTTGTGCATCAAAAAGTATTAGAGATATTTTGTGGAGTGCCTCTACTAGATGCAGTAGAATACAAGGTGTCAGACGTGAGGAAAGTGGTACAGATAATCACTGCTACACTAAACAAACAGCCAGACCTAGTAAGGACTTTTAAGCTAGGGGATACCGAGTTTGGGTTTATACCAAAGCTAGACGATATGACCTTTGGGGAGTATGTTGATCTAGATAGTAACTTAGGGGACTGGGACAATATGTACAAAGCTATGGCTGTTCTATACAGACCGATAAAGCAAAAGGTAGGAGACAAGTATTTGATAGATGATTACAAAGGAGACTTGTATTATGATGCTATGCTACACACACCTATGGATGCAGTAGTAAGCTCAATGGTTTTTTTTTACAATTTAGGGAAAGAATTGTCGATAGCTATGACGAAATATTTGGAGGAGGAGGGGACTCTGGAGGGATTGACTCCTTCTCAAACTTCAATAATAAATGGGGTTGGTATCAATCAATACAAGCACTTAGCGGATTTAATGTAATGAATATAGATAAGGTTACTAAGCTAAATATACATAAGTGTTTATATGCTTTAGCCTTTATGAAAGATAAAACAGACTTAGAGAAAAAGAACATAAAAAAGAATTTTAAATGACAGCACTAACCCACAGAGGAGCTATAGCCTACTATGATGTAATGGATACCCTAAAGGATTTACTACTAGCAGATGTGAACGTAAACACAGTGACCAGAGGAGACATCACACAAGTAAACCTAAACAAAGCAGACATCTTCCCACTGTCTCATATAATGCTAAACAACGTAACAGAGGATGGTCAGACTATGACCTTTAGCTTAAGCATACTAGCTATGGATATAGTAGACACTAACAAAGAAGAGACTGTTGATATATTTAGAGGAAACAATAATGAGATGGATGTACTCAATACTCAATTATCAGTGCTAAACAAGTTTATACAAAAACTAAGAAAGGGTACTACTCATAGAGAGGGATACCAAGTAGAGGGCAGCACTAGCTTAGATGCTTTTAAGGATAGGTTTGAGAATGAGTTAGCTGGATGGTCTGTTTCTTTTTCTTTAGTGGTAATGAATAATATAGATATCTGTGAAAACTGATAACTTTAAAAAAGTATTAGAAGAGATAAGAGACCAAATAATAGAGGACTCTAAAAAGAACTTAGCTAAACAAGGTAAGGTAGGTAAGCTATATGAAAGTATAGAGGGTAGTACTGTTTACGAAACTAAAGATAAGATTTACTTCAATATAGAAATGGAGGATTATGGACTCTTTCAAGATAAAGGGGTAAAGGGTGCAGATCCTAGTAAACAAGTAGTAAAAGATAAATACAGAAAACCTCAACAAGCTCCTAATAGCCCTTATAAGTTTGGGAGTGGTAATATGAAAGGCACGTTTGATGACTTCGCTAAGAGTGTAGGAGACTGGGCAAAAGGCAAAGGGTTTAGGCTAAGAGATGAGAAGGGTAGATTTGTAAGAGGTACTTATGAAACTATAGGAAAGATAATAGCTAGAAACATATATTACAGAGGATTGAAGCCTAGCTTATTTTTAACTAATGCTTTTGAGAAAGCTCAGAATGATATAGGCAGCAGATTAGAGAAAGCCTTGAAACTAGATACAGAAATAATGATTAAAATAATAGCAGAGAAATGAGCAAGATAAACGCAAGAAGCCCATATTACATAAACATATCAGCAACTAACTTAACACAAGTAGACTTGCAACTTTACATATATACTGGAACTAAAAATGATGCAACGGATAGAAGTGCTGGTGCATTTTTTCAATTAACATCATTTGCAGTTGGTGTACCTTCTGGGTTTTCATCTGCTACTATTCCAAGAGTAACTTTTGAGATTAGCGAATTAGTTAGAGATTATTTACTACAAACTTTTAATGGGGATTATGCTACTGACATTGTTTGGGTAGATTATAGGTTTAACAACTATATTAGTGGCTCTCCACAAGGATACACAAGTTACACT